CAAAACTAAGAACTTGTGTTTTACGTGCGGATAATTGGGTGTTTACAATGCCTTCTATAGCAGCACCCATTCCTTCGAGAACGTTTTTAAGAACATTCTGTTTGTAGAACTCGGCATTAATTTGATTGCTTTCAAATGATGCAGGCCAAAACCGGAATCCTGAAAATACATCAAATGGAACAAAATTGAACACATCAGATTCAGCTAAGTTGGCAGGGATATAACTAAATCCCGGAGTTGTTACAACTGTTACTGTCTGATCTTTTAATACCGGGATTTTACCCAGCATATCGCTCGGTAGTTTGCTCAACTCATCCTTTAAAGAAGGAGGAACATAATCTACCGATGGAGTTGAATCCTTAACCATATCAAGCTGCCCGAACTGCCTAGTGCGCTTCGAGTTCATCGCTTCTCTGGCTTGGATGTCATTTAAATCTGTTAAACTTAAATAAGCCATAGTATTTATTTAAAAATTTACACTAATGCAGTCTTTTGCTGTTCTTTTCTAACTTTGACATTCAAATCTGCGAAAGCCCTTGCATACTCATCGGATGTGAATACTAAATGCTTCTCATTAAGCAAATATTCTTTTATTGCTTTCTGAATATCCGCCGGAGTTGCTTTTTCAGGCAATGCAAATGGAATGCCTTCGAGTTTTACATCGAATTTTTTATGATTGAATCCTTCTTGTTGTCTCCCTTTTAACAAGGCAACGATCTTTTCGTTTTTTGCTACAATTTCTGACAATTTGAAGGTTTTGAATTTATTTTCTTTATCAACCCCCATTGCTTCGCCTTCAGAATCAAATTCAATGGAGTATTTATCTTTGATCTCGGATTGTACCTCTTTCCAGATAGCGGCAGCTTCGTAAGCATTCACTTCTTTTGGGAATGAAGGTTTAGCATAGGCAAAAGCGGTTTTTTCTTTCAGGGATTCGTGATCTTTAGTTAAGTTTTCATACTTATTCTTATAATCGCCTGTGATTATTTCATCAATACTTGCCTCTTTTTGCTGTAATGCTTCAAGTTTTTTCTGTACTTCATCAAGTTTTTGTCTTGTTACCTCGGAAACATCCCCATTCTTTATTTTAAGATCAAGTTCTGCTTCCTTAGCTTTTAAAGCCTGTTCTTTCTTCGATAGATGTTCGCTGCTTGTACGAATAAGAAAATCAGCAAATTTCTCACCCTGGTTTCTTTGTATACCTGTTAAATCGGTTACTCTTTTTGCTGCCCCTGATAATATGCCCTCTGCATTTTCATTAGCTTTACTGTCATATTTCTTTTTTAAATCAGCGTCAATTGAAAGAATATAATTCTGTAATACATTCTCTTGTGTTGCATCGAGCTTGCTTGTTTCAATAAAAGTGTTTAATTCTGCGACCTGTCCTTCGGCCAATCCTGTTTTTTCAATAAATTCTGTTGTAAGTGCCATAATCTTTTATGTGTTTTATGTTTTTATGCTTTTTTTTCAGCTTCTAATACTCTTTCTTCCAGTTTTACGTCTCCAATCATTGCAGAGAACTTAACTCCTGCCTTTAATGCTCTTTCTTCCAGATCGGAACGTTTTGTTTTGTCACCCATTTTAGAAGCCAAATCTTTTATTTTTTCATCATCCGATTTTGCTTCTTTCGGTAGTTCAAGTCTTAATTCTTTGTCTGTTTCATCACTCTTACCACATGCTTTTACAAGTTGTGATACGATTAGTTTAAGATGATCACCAGTTACCGGAGTAAGTTTACTATTAACAGACTCCATTACAGATACAAGCGTAACCTTGCATAATCCCTGAGCTTTAATTAGGGATAAATAGTTTAGCCATTCTTCACCATCAATCAATTTGATTAATTGGTTTTTGTTTTCGACCTGACCTTGTTCATTGAACAGGAGTTTCAGTCCTTTGTACAGCCTGAGCGTTATAACTTTCATCGCTTTTAATTAAATTAGTTATTAATTTGTTTATTACAGTATATTTCTGAGCATTACTGACTTCGCCTAGATTATCAAAAAATGTAAGTACATCACCATATTCAGATTCAAAAGCAGAAATCCAATAAGGAAATCTTGTTTGCAACATGAATGTAGCTAAGTCAATACTATCTTTTGCTAAAACAAAATCAGCATCCGAACAAAATGGCATCAGGTTATAAAGGATTTCCTGTCGGTGCATTTGTTCATGATTATTTTTATACCTGTTCTGATTAAGTCTTATTAGTGTATATCTTCTTTCTACTGGATTTGGAGCTATTTTAAATAGTTCAAAAAGAGTTTGTTCATCTTCTAAAAAGAAATCAGACCCACAAAATATATTTACGACTTTTACCCGATCAATCCCATACATAAGCCCTAAGAAGTCAATATCAGATAATGTCCTGATACGGGAAATAGCGTTTGATATAATCCGTAGGTTATCTTCAAGAACTGAAATAGATTTAGCGATTTGTTCTTTATTCTTTGCATATTCAATAGAAACAACCAAATCTCCAAGTATTGTAGATATTATGCTGTTATGAATATCTTTAATGCGCCCGTCAATGAATTTCATGACTTCAACCGGAAGATATAGAAAGCTGACAAAGTTCTTAACAGCTTCCATATCTAAAGACCCATCATCTTTACGTATCTGGGGAACACGTATAACACTTGCAGCTTGCAATATACCTGTGCCTGGTTTTCCCCCTTGAACCTGACTTGATTTACCAGCCCTCTGGGAACTCATTGCATCTTCAATATTCGGTTCTCCTGATGAACCTGATTTATCTTGTTCCTGACCTTCTATTTCTACATCTAACATGACTGTTATTGGGAATAACCCGTTAGGCTCGGTCATTTTTTGAAGAGTTTTTAAAAATACATACTCTTCCATTTCTTCCCTTATATTGGAAAAAATAAATCGTTTTACTATTGCGTCATCAGAAAATTGTTCTTTTACAATAAAATGTGCTGGGCAATGTCTTAAATCATGGGGTATAGGAGTACCGATTACTTCATAATCAAGATTTACAAAAACATATTGTATATTATCAATATATATAAAACCAGGTATTTCATTGACAATAGCCTTAAATGCGATTCTTTCTATTCTATCTTCTCTTTCATCATAATCTATAGACATTACATCCTTTAAATTAATAAGACTCCTGAATGGCTTATTTGTGCCTTTTAAATCGGTTATAAGTATAGAATTATGCCTAAAAAGTAAAGCATCGAATATCATTTCATTAAATGCCTTTACATGGAGTTCGTTTAAAAACTCATCATTTTCAACTCCCTCGACTGAATATTTCTCGTAACCGTCCTCGGAATGGAATACACGTTTAAGATTTGGCTTTATCTTATTTTGGATTAGTTTAGAAGAAGGGGATGGGTTTCTGTAATATTGGAAGAATTTTAAAAAGTTTTCTGTTTTAAATATGCTTTTCACGTAATTAAGCATATAATCATTAGTCTCATACTTACGACTAGCCCAATCATTAAGATATTCGAGAGATAGACTTGATTCCTGAATTTTAGATTGAGTGAGATATGACAATTGATCTTCTTGCCTAGTGGCGAGAGTTAAAGAATCTTTATTTTTTTGCGACCTAATGAAATCGACTACCATTCTTTTAGCAGAATTTACCGTAGTCTTTTACAGTTAGGCAAATATATAACTAATTTCGGATTAAACTATATTATTATATTAAGATTTTTTTATCTTTTATTATTTTAAGAAACTTTTACCTTTATCGGTTCTGTATTTCCTATGTTAAAATATTGTTTAAGCATGAGTTGTTCAATTACATCAGGAGAAATACCATTTATATATGTTTTTTGTTCATCTTTCTTAATTACTGACATTTTGCTATCACTACCTAAATCAGGTTTGTCTTTTCTTATAGCTTTCATTTGGTGTTCCAAAATCCATCCTATCGTTCTCCCTTTATAAATTTTTGGGATATCGTAATCAAATTTGGTATTAGCTACCTTTTCAGAAATAAAATATAAATCATCTTTTGTCTTTTGATGTGTTTGGTTTATACAATAACTTGCCTCAAAAAAACATTGACTTTTAAGATTTTTATAATCATTTTTACCAAATGGAGTTTTGTTCGCATGAAATTCTACGCAATTTTTAATCCATCCAGTCATACCCCCACCAACACCATCAGCATCAAATATGATATTACTATTTTGTACTTCGTATTTCAATCGCATAGTATTAATCCTATCTATTGCCTCCTTCCCATTGTTTTTATCTACTATATCAATGTCCTCCCATCTATTGCCAATCCAATATGATATTATTAAAAGATCACGCCCAGACGTTGCTATATCAGCAGTAATATATCTTTTACCTCTTTTTACAAAGTCATTTGTAAAACAATCCTTAAATCCGGCATGATCAAATAATAATTCTTTACCTAACTTTACTTTCCAATTACCTTTTAAAAATCTTAATTGTTCTTCTTCGCTCATAGCCATTAAATTAGCTAGATAACCTGGATCATTATCTAAAAGTTCTCTATTGTCATGAATATTTCCTTTTATAAAAGAAAAACTTTTTATAAGCGATTTTTTATCCTCAACTGGAATTAAATCTAATCTATGTTTAGATTTTTCATAAACTTCATCCCTACTTGATCCCCAAATTTCGTTATCATCTAATGTTACAAAATATCTTATAACTCCATCTCTTTCAGGTATAGGAAATCCATCTTCACCGATATACCAATCAACCATTTGAGCAACAAAAGAATCAGGATCAGGATTACATGAAGCTCGTATATATGGTTTTACTCCACATTTACTTCTATTCCATGCAAAAACTTTGAAAAATTGACTTCTCTCAAAATGTGTTAATTCATCAAAAGCAATATAACACATTTCACTTCCTTGAAAATTTATCCAGTCATCTTCATTCTGGAAATGTCTAAATACTATCTTTGAATCTTTGAATTTCCATGTCATATCACTTTTAACAGCATTACCACCTAGAAATGGATAAATTTCCTCACTTTTATCCCATAATCCACCTGGGCCGTTAATCTGAGGAAATGTTCTTCTAAAAATAGTGCCATTAAATCCTTTTACATCATAATATCTAAGAGGGTCAACAAGAAGTAGCCAAGATTTTCCTACTCCTGCACTAGCTCCTAAAATTGCTATATCTGCATTACAAGAAAGAGCCTTAACTTGGAATCCCGGTTGAGGGGCTATTGTTATTTGAGACATTATTGTTCTTCGTATTTATTCACTCAATTTCTTTTTTATCAATGACTTTATGTCCTAAAATATACCAATGTCCTGTTTTGAATTTTCTTGGCTTAAATGATTTTGAAGCTAACCTTATCTCATTGGAAGGTTTGTTTATCTCGCTGTATAAAATGCCTTTCATAACTTACCTGTGTTAATTAATCGTTCTTTTTGCTCTGACGTTAATATTTGTTGACCTAAATCTACAATCCTAGTATAACCCGATAAATATCTCAGAGTTTGTTTTAAACTATCATTTAGGTTATCGACTGACACTCCTAATTTATTCACTCTATTACCCATTAAACTAAAAGTTATTTCTATACCTGATATTTTGTCCTCTAAAATCTCTTCTATAGTTATCGACTTTTGACTAAAATTAGTATATTTAGAAAAATCATCTTTCATCATATCTGTATTTTAAAAGGTTTTACTTTCTCTTCCTTCTCTATTCATACCTTACTAAGATAAATTTATGAGTTTTATTTACAATATCATCAGGAGGGCGAATATCACTTATATCCCAAGATTCCCTGATTAATTTACATAGTATCTCTAAGTCAGTAGGACTTTTACTCCGAATTTCTATTTCAAGTTTTATCATATTATTTTACCATCAGCTTTAGTTCATACCCCAACTCATCAGCATAACTTTCAATAGTCCCCAAGTCAACTTTCCTATTCCGCTTCTCAAACCGATTTAAACTCCCAGGTGAAATCTTTAACAGCTTCGCCATCACCTTCTGGTTTATCCTCTTTTCCTTCCTTATTTCTACTAATTTATCTATTATTGACATTCTTACGAGCTAATTTGATTATGATTGACAAATATACAACCCTTTTTAATATAAATCCTAAAAAAAATAAAAAAATTATACGGAAATCACCATTCTACAAAATAGATGTGTCTTGATTTTATAAAAATTGTTCGGGGAGGAGGAGAGAGGCCGTGTTTTACAGGTAGGGGGGGGTATTGAATAGTATTATGTATTTATACGATACCGTTAGATTTGTAGTGTATATATTTTTAAGAGTTTATATACTAGCGTTAGGTTGTAACTATCATAGCGTCAATACATTATATTTCTATTTAACATTATATTAATTATACGACGGCAAACTGCTATCAATTGCAGCACTAAGTCTAATCCTTATAGTCTAGTTGAATTTTTACCGTTAGGTATTTATACAGTAAATTGCGAAGTATTAAAATTGATTGCTTAAAACTTACTATTCGCTATTATCATCCTTTACAGTCACCCCAGTAATTTCAATTACCTCTCCTTGCCCTATTTGCTTACGTGTGTCGCGTTCATTCGGTGGAAGCATTAAAGTGATATTAACGTTGTTTTGTGCGCTCTCTTCATGCTTAATCTTCCAATTAGAGGTATTATGCAATAGAAATTGAGCAAACTGAGGATTGTATGAACCATTTAATGCATTTTCAGCTATAAAATACTGCTGTAACTCCTTTGCCCGCGTATATGCGTCGGAAAAGTCTGGGTGAATTTTACACCATTCCGTTAATGTTTCAGTCCTTAAAACTCCAATAGATTCAGCGAATTTATGCAATGTAGGTAATCTATTTGCTTTCTGCTTAACATCAGTAAAAGAAATCTCACCATTCTTATAATGGTTAATATCTATATCTATACTTGGGTCAATTGAGAAGAAGTCTAAAAGGAGTTGAGGAAATTCAGGTCTGTACTTTGTCGGCCTTCCAAATATGTAACCTTCTGGTTTTTCTTTTTTTTGCTCTGCCTTCATTCTTTTGAAGCTTTTAAGCAAAGTTAATTAATTAGTTGCTTATAGTAGCTTTTTAGTTTGGTAAGAATATAAAAGAGTTTAAACAGTAAGTGGTTTTTCAATTCTGAGTTACCTGTTTTCATTTTTTTGTTTGTTGGTTACTCTCTGTTTAACGTGGTTTCTTTGTAAAGGTTTCAATTCTGACTATATTCTTGTTGCCTTAATAATTCCTTTGTTGTTTTCATTACCCGCTTTTTAGGCTGTTTTATTCGATTTACGGGGTTTTTATCTTTAGATGATAGATTGACCTGTTTTAAATCGTTTGTTGCCTTATCATATTCAATTATCTTTTTTATGCCATTTCTAAAAGCAATCCATGCAGCTCTAATAGTCATTGCTGAGCTGAATCCAACTATCGGGGCAATATCATTACTTACTGGTGCAAATATATAGTTGCTAACTGCTTTATTATGCCAATTTCTGAGACTATCTGCAATTAACTTAAATAGTGGCCTCTGAATTATTAAAGCAATTATTAATATACCAGGAGAAAGTAAACCAGTTATTAAGATGATTAATCCGATCGCTATCCTAACTGAGTATATTTTAACCATTATTTCAGATATTCAAGTCTTTTATTCTTTTTAGCAAGGCAACCAGGTTTTTATCATTCTATGGTTGCGCTTTGTCTAATTATCAACTATTTACACGTGTAAATGTAGTAAATTTTTCGATATAAAATAGGATATAACTATCTTTTTTTCTTCTCATTGGTGTAAGATTTTCATTCATTCGTCATAATTACGATAAAAGTATTGCAATTATCAAATTAGTATTTATATATTTACACATCAAATCAAACGTACTTTGAATGGCTTCCGATCTAATAGCGAGTTAAAAATATAGACTGCGTTATTGAGAAATTTGGTTTGTAAATGCAAATTAGCCTAATATGTCAAGTTCTCACAGTTCATCGTGAATGCAACGTGGATAAGTAGAGTGAAAGCAAACCGTAAATATACCCTGAATGCTGTTTTAAGATGCTTTCCTTCGATGTGAGTTCATGGTACAAACCAATAACTTTAATATTATGCTAGTAAATCGACAAAATTGTGAATCTGCAAATAGATTTGAACACGTATCAATGAAAAATGCAGATAAAACTCCATTGAGAGTACGAAGAAACGGAAAAACTAAACTTTGGAAAACACGGCCAAACGAGTTTAAAATCCCAGTTAAGTACGGTATGTATGAATATTCATATATAACTCACGAAAATTGCGATCAATGGAACATTCCTGAATAATCATTTCAAAGAACATAACTCCGAAGATAGTCATTTTCACAGACTTTTTAATGGTTTTATGTTCTTTTTTACTTCCCGATCATCGGTGGCCCAACACGCACACCAGATAATTATGATATAGTTTCAAAAGATGATTTTAACGATCGGTCTATATATCTAAATTGTAAAGGTGAAATTATTAACGGTTGCGACTGGTCGTATACAAACCAGACAAAACATAAGCTCTGTAATGCTACTAATTTTTCAGAATACTATAATAAACTAGAAGATTAATAAAGCAAGAAAACTGTTTAAAACGCGATTTGAAATATTAACCCGTGATTTCAAAGAACGTCTAAACTGCTAATTTACGAATTATTCACTTAAAATCAAACAGTTATGGTACTTTTTTACGTTTTATTCGCTGTTTCTTTTATCGGCTTTGCGCTGATATTTAGAAATGTTCAATTCTCAAAGTAATTAATTAGCTCGCTTTCTTCGGGAAGCGGGCTTTTATAGGTATAACCAAAAAATAATATTATGAAAGCACTTACAAAATTTGAAACACAGAAATTGAATTGCTTTTCAAAAGCTAATCAATGGCAAAAGTTAAGTAATTTCTACAATTCGCAATCTACTAAGTATTCAGGGGTTCTGGATACTACTTTATTCATTCAATCTGAGGATAAAAAGTTAATAGTATCTTTAGGTTTTAGCCCACTTGTCAAAAGAATTATTCGACCAAATTTAAAGAAAAAACTTGTGCGCGAATTTTTTGAGAACCGGAATAAGCAAGATGAAATAAACAAGGTGCGCGAAAATGAACAGAAATTAATTTTTGATCAAAAAGTTAATGAAGCAAAGCAAGTAATCACTTCTCATCCTGAATTAATTGAAAAATACGGGCAAAAAGCTGCATTAAAATTCAATGCAGGAAGTTCTAGGTATCATCAATATATAGCATGGAAGTTATCAACAAAATTTCCTGAGATAACTAAAACTCAATTTTTTCATGCAATGTAATTAATTAGCCGGGCAATGGTCGAAAGACTATCCCGGTTTTCGTATTGACAAACGATTATAAACCAAATAACTAACGATATGCAAACGATAAAAGTACAATTCAGAAAAGAGTCAGACGGTAATATATTAGCTATATTCCCTTATGATATTGCTGATTTTAAAGGTAATGTAACTTATTATGCTCACATCGGTCAACATTCTTCCTGTGACCCTTTTTACAAAACTAAATTAGCTACAAAAGAAGAATATCAAAGTCTTTTAGATGAGCTGATACAAATTTATAAAGATACTAAACTCATCGTAATTAAGCGAAGATCACATGATGAATATCTAAAAGCCTATTATAATGCCCGAAAATCTGCTTAACATCCTAGCCGATGGTCGTTTATTCCACTCCTGGGATGATATGTACAGCTATCTATCTATAAGAGGGTTAAAAGTAGTCTCTATAAATAATATAGAAGATAATAACTATGAAGTAACAATAACCTTTAAATAAATAACTATGAAACAATTAACTGAAAAACAAGCTATTGCATTAGCTGATAGTAAAGTATGGGAAAACTGGACAGATGAAGAAATTGTTCGTTTTCAGCTTTTTCAAGAAAGATTATGTATGGATTTTGAACGGTTCCATAATGCAATGTCTAGCGTATTAAGTAGACCTGTGTTTACCCATGAATTTGCTTTTCATGAAAACCTCATCAGAGAATATCTAGGAATAAAACAAAAACCAACATTCAATGAGATAATTAATCTTATTCCAGAAGAAAAAAGAATAATAATTAATTCATGAAAACCATCTTAATCCTTACTATTCTAAACTTGCTGTTCGCTTCCTGTTTAGTGATAAACAAGCCTACGGCGAAGGTTTACTCTGATGATGAAATTTACACGGCCTTTGATAAAGAAGGAAATGTAATTGATGAAAACTACTGCTTAGATTCTCTTAATCTGACAGGTTATAGAGTGAAAATTTGTAATAATTAAATAATATTTCTATGAAAACAACTATCCAAATTAAATCAATCTTCGGAAAACTCTTATTTGAGTTTGAAAAAGAAGATAACTCAGTTAAATTAGCCTTAATTGAAGCTGTTAAACAAGGAGCAGACCTTCAGGGAGCAGACCTTCGGGGAGCAGACCTTCGGGGAGCATACCTTCAGGGAGCAGACCTTCGGGGAGCATACCTTCGGGGAGCAGACCTTCAGGGAGCAGACCTTCGGGGAGCATACCTTCAGGGAGTTAAAATTAAAACAGCAGTTGTATTCACCGGATTATATGATTATATTGTTATTCCTTTTATTTCTGAAACGGGTGAAAAATATGTAAAAATGGGATGTTATACCCGTTTACTATCAGAATGGGAAAACGATTTCTGGAATAATCCTAATGAGTTTCCTAATGACGGTTCAATGAAATCTAACTTACGTTTATTTGCTTTTGAAACGGCTAAAAAATGGTTAGAGTTAATTAAATAACATTTCAAAGAACCTTAAACGGTTACTAAGATAGTGAAAACTAATTAGATAAACAATAAATAACTAATCTAAAAATTACTACAATGGGATGTGATATTCATTTATTTACAGAAAGAAAAAGAAGTATTAGCAAGGAACAAAAATGGGTTAATACTGATAATTGGAAGCTGAATCCTTATTACAAAAAAAATAATAAGGATGGTGAAAAAAAGTATGAGATTAACTCGGCTTATAGAGGGAGGGATTATGCTCTATTCTCTATTTTAGCTGATGTTAGGAATGATAGCGGAAATAAACCTATTTCAGAACCAAAAGGATTACCGGACGACATTAGCGATGTTGTAAAGAATGAAAGTGAACAATGGGGGAGCGATGGTCATTCACATTC